ATTATTTAAATGAAATGGGACAAAGAATAACAACTGGTCAGGCAACAGCACCTGTTTCTAATGCACCTTATCGTTCAAGATTTGCTCGCCCAATGAATGCTGGGACTCCACAACAAACTGGAAGAGGAACAGCAGTATCAAGACCCCAAATTGGAGGACTTCCTGCTAATTATAGAGGACAAGAACTTCAACAAGCATCAAGAGCAAAAGCATCTCAAGTAGGAACTCCAAGACAAGGTTCTGCAGGTACAGGTACTGCTCCTTCAACATCAGCACCACGATCTGTTGCTAGACCTGCTACTGTACCTTCAACAACAACCGTAAGATCTGGTGCTCCTGTTGCTAGACCTACCACATCACCAAGACCAGCAGTTACTTCCCAACCATCAATTGCACAGTCTTATTCAATGAGACCTGGTGCAGTTGCTGCGGCACCTAGAACAGGAACAACTACAACAGTACCTCAGTCTGGAAGTGCAGTTCAGGGATATCAAACTGCCGTAGCACAAAGACCTTCTCTTGCACAACAAGCAGCAGAACTTCGTGCAATGAGACAAAAATCTCAACAACGTCAAGGAGTAACTCCAACTTCTAATCTTACACAATCTTTTGATCCATTTGATGTTGTTCTTGAGTATCTAGTTGCTGAGGGTTATGCAGATACTAATGAAGATGCACTTGTTATTATGGCAAACATGCATGAAGAATGGAGACAAAGTATTATTGAAGAATGTCTAAAAAAAGATGCATAATATTCTTTTTTAATAAAAATAATAAAGAGGGTTTAACGACCCTCTTTTTTTATAAATAATTGAAAAAAGTAGTAAATAGAAATGAAGTCTTTTAGTCAGTTCTTGCAAGAATCATATCTAAGTGAAGAAGAGGCAAGACAACTTAGATTGTTAAAGCGTGATAATAAAACTCCATATAAATTAAATAAACCAATTGGCGGTAAAGAATTATCTACAGATCCAACACCAGCACCAACATCTAAAAGACTTTCTGCTGCAGCACCAGAAGCACCTAAGACATCTCCTGGTCAATTAGAAATTCCAGAACCAAAAACATCAAAAGTTTCTGGTTCACAATTTAGAAATGCTGGAGAAGCAAGACAAGGTTCATTTTTTACAAGAAGCGGAAAACCACAAAATTTTGGTGGAAAAAGAACTCCGTTTGTAGCAACTGAACCAGTAAGATCAACTAAAAGACTTTCTGCTGCAGCACCAGAAGCACCTAAGACATCTCCTGGCCAAATGGAGATTGATTTTAATGCTCGTCCCAATAAAGGAGGTGCATTAGCAACAAGACCAACATCATTACCATCCGCGCCAGTAGGATCAAAATCAAACCCACAAAGAATTTTTCCAACTCCAGTAAGCAAATCTGCACAAACACCTAAAGGTGGTTCATTATCAGTAAGATCATCATCAACACCACAAGCACCCTTAGGTTCAAAATCAAATCCACAAAGAGTTAATCCAACTCCAGTAAGTAAACCTACAGGATCTTCACAAAAAGCACTTCCTGCTGGAAAACAAGTAAGTACTCCACCATCTCCTACAACTACTTCTAAGAGTAAATTACCTGCAGGGGCGAAACCATCATCAAAATGGGCAAAAATTGGTAAGTTTGCTGGACCTGCTTCTGCAGCATTAGATACTGCATTTTCTACTGCTGATGAAAGAGCAAAAGGATCTGGGTGGGCAAGATCTCTTGCTAAAGGTGCTACAGTAGCTGCTGGAGGTCTTTTAGGAGGCACTGCTGGAGCAATTGGTGGTGGTGGTATCTTGAGTGCTGCTACTGGTACTGCTGGTGCTATGGCAGGCGCGGCAGCAGCAGAAAAGGCTTTTGATACTGTTGCTGGTGCAAACGCAAGAGAAAGAAAAGCAATGGCACAAGCAAATCGCCAACGCCAATCAGGAACTGCTGTCAAAGGAATTGGCGGAAAAACTACATTTAGTCAGGCAAAACCAGGTGGTGCTGCGTTTATGTCAACTGGTGTTGGTAAGCAAAGAAAAACTGTTCAACTTGCTAAGACTGGTGTAGTTCAAAGGGGTGGACAATCAGTTGCTGGACACCTTGCGTTTAAGGGTGGAAAAGCTGTTTATAAAGCAGGTCCAAGTGCTCAAACTCTTGCTAAAACTTCGTCCAATCCATTAGAAAGAATTGGAAGATCATTATTTGCCGGTGCATATAAAAAGCATGATGCTGCAAAAGCGCAACAAGCACTTCAAAAAGCAAGACAATCTGATGCGGCACGTAATCTAAAACTAGGAGTAAAAACTAAACCAGCAGGTTGATTTTTATAAATACCTTTATATAAAAGGTATTAACTATAACCATGTCAAGTATTTCACCAGATTTTATTCATAGTGTTGGATATTTGTATGAAGAAATGAATGTCCAAGAACAGGATTTTCTAAATGAAAATTCTGAGTATTATGATGCTGAGATGTCATATTTAGTAGAAGATATTCTTTCTACTATCTCAACATCAATGGTTCATGAGGGTTATAGTGCAAATGCAATCATTGGATTTTTAGCAGATTCATCAACTCAAGATATTTTAGAAAAATATTTAACTTTTGATGAAAATATTCTTTCTGAAAGTACAATTTCAGAAGAGTATATTCAAGAGCAATTAGAAATTTTTGATTATTGTATTGATGAAGGACTAGGTTCATTAGTTGGAAAAGTTGCTAAAGGTGCTGCAAGTCTTGCAGGAAAAATCGCTTCAAAACCTGCAAGATCTAAGTTTGCTCAAAAATTAGCATCATCAACAAATCCAGAAAAAACTAGAGCAGCAATGCAAAGACTTGCTCAAAGAGAAGCAAGAAAAGGTAAAGTTGGTGGATATAGTTCAACACAATCACCAGTTGATGGTGGAAAACAAATGTCTGCAAAACAATCTGCAGAATTACTTTCAAAAGCGAAACTTGGTCAAGTTACACAAAAAGTAAAAGATATTGCAACAAAAGCAAAACCAGTTCTTCAAAAAGTTGGTAAAGGTGCAGCAATCTTTGGACTAGGTGCTGCTGGTGGATATGTAGGCGCTAAGATGGCAGGTGCTGGGTCAGGTTCTCAACAACCAACTGGTAGCCCAAAACCATCTCCATCAAAAACTACACCAAAACCAAGTGATTCATCTAAACCATCAACAAAGATACCTTCAGTATCATCAGGTGCAACATTAGGCGCAACATCAGATAGAGGATCTAAGGCATCTTCCCCTGCAGCAAAATCAAAATCAGAGGATAAACCAAGATCTGGTGAAACTCCAATGCAAAAGTGGGCAAGACTTAATCCAAAACTTGCTGCAAAAGTAAAACCTGGTGAATCTGGATATGAAGAAATTTCCATGACCAGAGAAAAACCAAGTTCTTATGAGAAGCAGGATCAAACTCCAACACAAGGATCTTCATCTGCTCAAATTGATGTAAAATCTGTGCAGGCGGATATTGAAAGAGAGAACGAAAAATTAAAGAAAAAATTAGAACAACAAAAGAAAAATAAAGTAACTACTTCACCTTCAACAACTCAAGAATCATATGAACCATATGATATTGTTCTTGAATATCTGATTCAAGGAGGTCATGCTGATACTATTGAAGAAGCAAACTACATTATGTTAGAAATGGATACTGATGCTATTTGTACAATTGTGGAAGATTATAATGATTATATTCTAGCACAAGAAGTTTCTGAATGGGTAAATGGATTATTAGATGAGGGATATGATCTTTCTGAGTATTCATGGGATGATATTATTGAATATTATGTAGTTGAAGCAAAATATGGAACTGAAAAAGGTCGTAAAAAACTAGCAAAAAAAGTTCGTGCTGGTAAAGACGTTGGAGAAAAAGGTTCTGGATTTGAAAAGATTGTCAAGAAGGCATCTCCAAAATATGGAAAAGAAAGAGCAACTAAAATTGCTGCTGCAGCAATGTGGAAAAATCTAGGAAAGTAAGACTATTTTAACATAATCAAAGGGGACTTGACAAGTCCCCTTTTTTATTGCTAGACTAGGTTTGTCTCCGTTGAAGATAAATAATAGCTCTATAAAATTACTATATGAGTTATGAGAATCCATGGAGATTCAATGGAGAAATTTTTGAGTCTCATCATATTCAAGATTATTTTGGTTTTGTATACCTTATATCTTGTAATAAGACTAATCGTAAGTACTGGGGTAGAAAGTATTTTTGGTCTTTTAGAACTCCTCCAGGAAAAAAGAGAAGAGTAAAACAAGAATCAGATTGGAAGAAGTATTATGGTTCTTGTCCTGAGTTAAAAGAAGATATTAAAAAATACGGTAAAGAGTTTTTCAATAGAGAAATTATAAGTCTTCATAAGACTAAGGCAGATTGTAATTATGAAGAAACTAGGCAACTTTTTCTAAATAATGTATTGAAAGAATCACTTGACGATGGGGTGCCAGCGTACTACAATAGTAATATTCTAGGCCGATATTTGAGAAAAGATTATGGTAACTTTGGAAGAAACTCTTCGTAGTTCTCACGATTGGGCAATTGATAGAATTCACTATTTGAGTGAAAGAGATATTGATAATGCACACTCAATTCAAGCAGAATTTAGTGAATGGTTAAATCCAGATATTTTAGAACACGATATTTTCTCATTAGAGTACATAGGGGATTAAAATGCAAATAGATCTTCACAATTTTTTTAAGCATTATGATGAGAAAAATCCAAAACATGTAGCAGCAGTAGAACAGTTTGAAAAAGATTTACTTGCAAAGGCAAATGACCTGATGCAAGATGATGCAAATTGGGTCAGAATTTATAGGTCAAAACCAGAGACTCCTAAATCTAACGTTCTTGTAGTTCCATTTTATCCACAGACAGATAATTACAGAGACGCTCAAAGAACCTGTAATTCTTCCGCCTGTGCAATGTGTCTTGAGTATTTCAAACCGGGCACATTAAAAGGACCAAAAGGCGATGATGCTTACATTCAGAAAGTATTCGCAGTTGGTGATACAACAGATCACTCGGTTCAGACCCGTGTTCTTGCGTCTTATGGTGTCAATTCACGCTTTAGTTACAATCTTACTTTTGCTGATCTTGATCGTGAATTATCTAACAATAGACCTGTTGTCATTGGTATCTTACATAGGGGTTCTTTATCTGCACCTACTGGTGGGCACATGGTTGTAGTTATTGGCAAAACACCATCAGGAGATTATGTCGTTAATGATCCTTATGGTTCTTTAAATGATGGATACACTGGTCCTGTAACAAACGGAAAAGGTGCTGTCTATAAGCGTTCTGATCTTTCCCGTAGATGGTGTCCTGCTGGTAATGATGGGTGGGGTAGAGTTTTTAGTTAATCATCCATCTTTGCTTTCAATCCAAGCAAAGCAGTAAATAAAGTAAATAAAGCATCATACCCTCTCCTTTCAGATTCTTTGCAATCTAAAGGGGGAGGGTTTAATAATCCACCTAATGCATTTGCTCTATTCATGGAACCTGGAACTAAAAAATTACAATTAGCAAATGTAAATCCAATATACGTCAAGCAACCAATTACTATTGTTACAAGTAGTTTATCTAAAAGGCAAAGATCTTTTCTTTCCTTTTTTGGCTGGTCTCCCGATGAATCTGATAACTTCTGCTGGTTGTCTTTTTGGTTGTGGTCTTCGATTTTCATTGAAAAATCCCTCATTGGTTATGAGTCTCATGATCATTAATCCAATGATTAGAATCTTTTTCATTTACATGTATGGTTTTACGATTCCTTCGGTTAACATTTTTTCATTAAGTGAAATTGAATCACTTTTATAATAAAAAGATCCAAGAATTCTTCCATATTTATCTTCTTTAAATGTTTCTATAATCCATTCTCCCTCACGACTCAGTTCTTTCTTTAACCATTCTTTTGCTTCTAATCCTTTTTTCTTTTCTTCAATATCTATAGTTTTTGTTTCTGAGGCATTAATTCCTTTAAGTCTTACTCTTTGAGATATTGTAATACCAAAACCCAAATCAATATCTATATCAACAGTATCTCCATCTATTATCTTTTTAATTTTTTTTACTTTATACTTATACATCTTCTCTGTTATCTAATGTAAGAACATAGTACAAAACCCAAGAGACTCCTAAAAGTCCTATTCCTAATAGTATGTTTACACTCCAAACAGTATTATTCATCCCAACCTTCCTGTTTGTGAATCCAAATTTTTAAATCCATTACATATTTACGCAGTATCTGCGCTTGTTCTTCATGCCAATGATCGCCAGTTTTCATCCACAATTGAGTGTGATTATCAATTGCTTTTAGTATATTATGAATCGGGGTATTCCAACATTCACGCTTTGGAGTATTCCACTCTCGTGGCATAATACCTCACTTCTTTTTGCCACCATTTTTTGCTTTTTTCGCAGTCGCATTACCTTGATTTTGTTTTGAAGGTCCTTTTTTGCCCTTCTTATTAGGCGACTTGGACATTTTAGTTACGGTTATTACACACTATTTAGGATTCAATTTTGAAATTGAACCATCTTGACAAATCATAAATAACAACTTATTATGAAAAATCCCTGTTATGAGCAGGGTAATTGTTATGAGTCTTTGAGTATGAAATTAGAGCCGTGGGGTCTGCCTTCTGAGAAGAAGGATGTGCGCTTTCCCTATACGGATGTAGAGTTCAATTAATCTTAATGCAAAACTTCTTTACTGTAGCCGTACCCCTTTTGGCAACGGTTACAACCACAACGGCAACACTGCCAGCGTTTCCACCTCCTCCCGTGAATGATTCTCCATCATATAAAATCATTAAGGAGTTTGAAACAAAGACAGCAATCCGCGAGGTTGCTCCCGAAAAACCAAAAGAGAGAAAGCTAATTTGTAAAGGGTGTAATTTAAATGAAAATGCTACCCTGGCATTCTTCCAGGACATTGGAATTAAAGACAGAAACGCCCTTGCTACCATCATGGGTAATATTCGTCAGGAATCAACTTTTGTTCCTAACATTTGTGAAGGTGGTAGCAGAACCAGTTGGGGTAACTGCGGTGGCGGTTACGGACTGATTCAATGGACATCTTCTGATAGATATTATGGATTGGGTGCTTTTGCAAGAAAATATGGTGGTTCTCCATCATCACTTGATACCCAACTTCGTTATCTAACAAATGAAGTTCAATGGCAACGAATTAAAACCAGAATGAAGACTCCTGGTAAAACGATTGACCGTTATATGAACTATGCGTATAGTTGGATTGGTTGGGGGCATCACGGTGCCCGCACTTCGTATGCCCGTGATTATGCTTCTCGACTAATCGAGGTAGAGGTTTAATTAGTGCTAGGAGACGGTTAACCGTCTCCTTTTTTAATATAAATAAAACGAAAATTCATTGAAATTATGACTGAACAACAACAACATCTTGTAAATCTTTTAAATCAAAGGACAGAACTTTCTAAGGAGTTTGAAACTCTTCAGGGAGAAATGAATTCTAAGAGAGAATTATTTCTTAAAGTACAAGGGGCAATTGAATATCTTCAACAGATTGGTGTAACACTTCCAGATCTTTCTGAAGAAGTTCAAGAAGAATCAGAAGAATCAGAAGAAACTGAAGAATTCTGATTCTTTAATAATTGTGGGAGAAATTCTTCCATGAATTTTAACTTTGGGAATAAAAAAACAAGCATAATCAAATATGCAATTGTAGGAGTTGTATTATCTTCTACAATTGCATTACTTTCCCAATGCACTAAAATAAATGAAAATATTATCTGGGACTTACTTGATGAAATCCAGAGAAAATATTTTCCTCAAACGATTATAAATGACTTTATAATTAAAGATCCTGAAAAATTGAATAGAAGAATTAAAAGAGATGTAGATGAAGCAATTCTTGATGTAACACCTGAGTATGATAGAATCATACGTGAAGCAGACAGAAAGTTTCAACCACGGTATCAGGACTTGCAAAACGACGAAACTGTGTGCTATACTACTGAATGTAAGGCACTCGCCCCTCCAATGAGAATTTGTGCTCCTTGGGTTGACGGGTGTTCCAAAGAGTGATATAATACTCTCACAGGCGGCAGGGGTCCAAACCTTGTGTAAGTCCTACACCTCCTATGCCTCTCAACGATGCACAAACCAGGAGGTCTCTTATGTCTTGGTAGCTCAGATGGATAGAGCCACTCACTTCTAATGAGTTGGTCGGGGGTTCGAGTCCCTCCCAAGACGCTTGGAGATTTGTTCTCCATGTATAAAAGTGATAGAGCGTAAGTCACTGTTATATTCTTGAAGTATATCACACTTACGCCATCATTCCCCTGTAGCTCAGCGGCAGAGCTATCGGCTGTTAACCGATTGGTCGTAGGTTCAAATCCTACCGGGGGAGTTGATAGGGTTGGAAATGTCCGATTCTATCAAATTGAAAATGCTAAACAACCTTCGGAGGTAATAAACTCCTTGCAAGGTCTCCAACCCCACTGATTTGGGTGTTCCTGAGAACAGGAAGAATAAGGTTTGGTGTTTTCTCTTATCGCCGTCCTCTAACACGGCGAAAACAAGTCAATAGCGTGTCTATTGACTCTTCACGAAAGTGAAGCCTTTGCAGAAAGTGTCTTCTGCGGGTGGTGGGCACTCACTACCCTTCGCCCTTGTAGCACAACGGTAGTGCATCTCACTTGTAATGAGAAGGTTGTCCGTTCAAATCGGATCGGGGGCTTGACATAATTTTTATTATGTCTTATAGTTTACATATCCGTGTGAAGGAATGCGTTGAGGGAGAAATCCCTCACTTGCGGGCGTAATTCAGTGGTAGAATGTCAGCCTTCCAAGCTGAACGTCGTCGGTTCGAATCCGATCGCCCGCTTGCTCCAAATTCCTGGAGCTTCTAAATAAACTTCGTAGTTGTAATTCTTAACATTTTATGAAACTCAAACAACTGATGCTTGCACCTGTTGCTCTGGGGATGGCTGCTCCTGTTGCTGCGAATGCCGCAGATCTGAATATGGCAGCAGTCGGACAATACTCAACCTCAGATCAGGTTACAAGTATCAATCAATTTTCTGATGTGCAACCAACTTCTTGGGCATATCAGGCACTTAGCAATCTTGTTGAGCGTTACGGTTGCGTAGCAGGTTATCCCAACGGCACTTATGCTGGTGGTAAGGCAATGACTCGTTATGAGGCAGCAGCACTTCTGAATGCTTGCCTTGATCGTGTAACTGAAACTACTGATGAACTTCAGCGTCTTCTAAAAGAATTTGGTACAGAACTCGCTGTTCTTCGTGGTCGTGTAGATGGTCTAGAAACCAAAGTTGGTCAACTAGAAGCACAACAGTTCTCAACCACCACCAAACTTCGTGGTGAGACTAACTTCATCCTCGGTGGTGTTCCTGGTGCTCTCCTACAACCTACCAAGACATATCGTAATGGTCAGAATGTGGGTAACACTACTTTCAACTATGATCTTCGCCTGAACTTTGATACTTCATTCACTGGTAAGGATCTGCTTCGTACTCGTCTGCGTTCTGGCAACTTCTCATCACAACCTTTTGGTTCTTCTTCCTCAATTCTGAAATTGGATAAAGCAGAAACCTCACAAGGTACTGGTACTTCCAGCAACGTATGGCTTGACCGCCTGTACTATCAATTCCCTGCAGGTAAGGGTGTAACTCTGACTGCTGGTGCTCTGGTTCGTAACACAGAAATGTCTTGGATTCCTACCGCATATCGCTCTGAGATCCTTGACTTCTTCACCACTGCTGGTGCTCCTGGTGTTTATAACAAAGCAACTGGTTCTGGTTTTGGTGTTCAGTATGCTCAACCTGGTAAAAAAGGTGGATTTGTTGCTGGTCTGAACTATGTTGCTCAGAATGGTGACAACTCTGAAACTGGTGTATTCAATGAGCAAGGTGCTCTGAATACTCTTGCTCAGGTTGGTTATCGTGCTCCTCAGTGGGGTGTTGCTTTTGGTTATCGTTATGGTACTCAAGGCACCCGTGTTCGTACTTACAATGGTCTCCTAGGTGCTAACGGTACTCTAACTTCTGGTCAAGGTTCTAACGGATATGCTGTAAACGCTTATTGGCAACCTAAGCAGTCGGGTATTGTTCCTTCAGTATCTGGTGGTTATGGTTGGAACTATGTAAGTGGTGCTCCTATTCCTAATGTAAATAATGCAACCAATTCTCAGACTTGGTTTGCTGGTCTCCAGTGGAGTGATGTATTTGCCAAGGGTAATGGTGCTGGTGTTGCTTATGGTCAACCTGGTAATGCTGCTGGTCTCAGTAGCAAGGCATCACTACTTGAAATCTTCTATAAGTACAAAGTATCTGATAATATCAGCGTCACTCCTGCAATCATCTATGTTGCAAATGACCAAGCATTCAAAAATGCTTCATCTAATTGGGGTGGTGTAATCCAGACCAAGTTCACCTTCTGATAAATATGGGAAGGATTCCTTCCCCTTTTTTATGGAGAAAAAATGAAAAAAATACTTTTTACTTTTGCAGTAACTTTAATTCCATCCATTGCTTATGCAGGTCCTACCTTGACTTATGGAATTAAACAAGGTGGAAGTCAAATTGCTTGCATTCAAAAAGCAGAATCTAAACTAGCACAAATTTCTGCTACTAATATTTCAAAAAATAATTCAATAAACATTTTTGGCAGTTATCCAAATACCACTATTGGAATTATGTGTAGAAATAATGGTGAAGTCCTTGTAACAGTTGCTGGTGAAGATGCATATCTTTTCAGAGATGAAATTCTAAATGCATTCTGATAAATCACTCACATCTTGAGTGGAAGCATCCCAAAGGGGGTGCTTTTTTATTTTAAAGAAAACCTTAACCAATTCTTAGTGGACTTTAAGGTTTTCTTTCGGTATAATTGTCTACGTAGTCATTCGATTTTTATGAAACTCGCTACTAAAATTTTTACTATTGGTCTTTCCGCAACTCCTTTTACCGCACTTGCTGGACCTGCTCTGAATGGTGCTGGTGCAACTTTTCCTGCTCCAATTTATCAGCGATGGTTCCAACAATATGGTGCTGAAACTGGTAATCGTGTAAACTATCAGTCTGTTGGTTCTGGTGCTGGTGTTCGTCAGTTTATTGCTGGCACCGTAGACTTTGCTGCATCTGATGAACCTATTAGTTCTAAAGATGCTGCTAAGGTGAAGCGTGGTGTGGTTCAGTTTCCCGCTGTAGGCGGTACGATTGCCATTGCTTATAATAAGAAAGGTTGTAATCTGAAACTCACCCAGAAACAACTGGTAGATATCTATCAAGGACAAATCAAGGATTGGAACCAACTGAAGTGTGGTAACGGTCCTATTCGTGTCGTGTACCGCTCTGACGGTTCTGGGACTACCTTTGCATTCACTAATTCCCTGAATGCCTTTGATAGTGCTTGGAAGTCTGTTGGTAAGGCAGTAAATTGGCCTGTAGGTATTGGTGGTAAGGGCAACGAAGGTGTTGCTGGTATTCTTCGCAATACTCCTGGTTCAATTGGTTATGTGAACACTGGATTTGTAAAAGCAAACAAACTCCAAGCTGCTGCAATTCAAAATAAAGCAGGTAAGTTTGTTCTTCCTACTGCTACAACTGGTGCTGCTGCTCTGAATAGTATCAAACTGGATGCAAACCTTGCAGGTGAAAATCCAAATCCTTCTGGTGCTAATGCTTACCCAATTTCAACTCTAACTTGGGTTCTTGCATATAAGAATGGTAATGGCGCCAAAACAGATGATCTTAAAGCGGCATTTGCTTATATGCTGAGCGGTAAGGCACAAATGATTGCCGATGATATGGGTTATGTTCCTCTTGCAGGATCTATTCTCAATAAAGCACGTAATCGTGTGAAGAGTATCGGTCAGTGACAAATGATGGGGGGTTGACAAAACCCCCTTTTTAGTGTATTGTATTTGATGAGTTGGGAGTTTTATGTCTCTTATTTCACAGCGCGATAGGGAAGTCGTCATTGAAGCACTTGATTTCTATCTCTTCAATAAAAAGTTTGACTTTACCGAAGCAAAACGAGCAGAAGTAAATGCTCTTCTAAATTGGATTAAACTGGAATACAGTAAAAATGAAAATTAATCTTTGGTATTGTAATTCTATGAAGCAATGGCGTTGGACTTTAACTGATGATCATCGTCCAATAATTAAGCAAGAATCTGGTCAAAGAGAAAATCTACGTGATGCAATGAATGATGTGGCAAATACAGTAGAATATCTTTTAAGTCAGTATTGACTTTATTGGGCGATTAACTCAGAGGTAGAGTGCGCTCCTTACAAGTGTGAAGTCACTGGTTCAAATCCAGTATCGCCCATTTATATAAATACCTAAAAAA